GACCCCGTGCTGCAGCTGGCCAATGCGGCGGCGTAACTCTACCAGCTCTGCCCGCAGGCTCGAATAGTTCGCCTGGCGCACATCCCCGGTTACGAGGTGGTACGGCAGCCCCAGTGAGGCTGATACCGACAAAAGCGTCCGATATTGAAACGCCTCATAGCCGCCCCCAACATCTGCAGGACTGGAGAACTTCACATCCTCGCCCGGCAGCAGCACCTGCATCGTGCCGGGTTCGAGGCTCGCAATGGCGGTGCCATCGAGATCGGCCTCGGCCTCACCCATCATCGGGTCTTCCGGCGCGGTCTTCGTGATGAAGCCCGCGAACATCGCCGCAGTTTTCTTCCGGTCGAGCTCGGCGTCGTCATACTGGTCCAGCAGAAACAACCGCACCATAGCCGGAGCCACATGAGGCAAGCCCCGGATCTGGCCTGCATCGATTGGCCGATAAATGTGAAGCACATCCTCGGCGGGCACGCGCACCGTCTCCGGGATCACAGCCCCCTGATCCGTGCTGTCGCCTGGATGGCGACGGCGGAAGTGATAGGCCACGCGCCGTCCGATGCCGTCAAATTCAATCCCGCAACGGATGCGATTGCCGTTTCCCGACGTTTCCGTCTTCTCAAACGGCAGCATCTCCGACTGCAGCAGCTGCAGTTGCAGCGGCACGAGAAGGCTGTCCTCGACGCGGCGTGGGCGCAGACGCACGAAGCATTCGCCCGCCACGAACATTTCCCGCGCGACCATGGCCTGCAGGCCGTAGAAGTCGGTCAACCCGTCGGCATCGGCCTCATCGGTCCAAGCAAGCCAGAGCTGCTGGACACTGTCACGCAACGCCGCATCTGTGATCAGCGACGACGGCTTGATTCCGTCGCCAACCAGATTGGACGCAAATGCCTCGCAGGCATTGGCGGCATAGCCGTTGGTGACGACTAACTCGCGCGACCGCGCCAGCAGGCGGGGGCCGCCCGAGGCGACCAGTGAATTGATGTTCTCTAGCGGCGGGTTCCAGCCGCGAAGCCGTCGTTTCGCCATAGCGCCTTCGAGGCGCGCTGACACGGCTGCCGGGCCGCCCGAGGATGGGCGACGGAAACGATCAAACAGGCCCATGAATCAGAGGCCCTTCGTCGTCGTTACACGCACCTGCCGAACGATCCGTCGTCCCTCGGAGGCCGCAATCTCGCGGTCGAGCGCCTCGATGGCCCGGTCGATTTCCACCACACTGCGATAGTCCACCGTCTTTCCGTCGTAACTGACGCGCACCACGCCAGAGGAACGCTGAACAGCCAGGGTCTCGCGGCGGGCACGGAGTTCCGTCGATGTCGGCATCTGAATTGACCTGACCTGCGAATATGTTTCATTTGGTCAACCGACCACGGATTGAAGCCAAAGCCATGACCCCGAACGAAATCATGCGCGATCTCGCGCGCGCCGACATTTTCCCGAAAGCTGCCATGGCCGAAGCTGGTGCCAGGCGCGAGGAGATGGTGCCAATCTTTGTCGATCTGGTCAGCCGCCTCGCAGGACAGCGCGTTCCGGAGATGAAGGACGCTGACTTGATGGCCCTTATTCCGGTCTTCCACCTGCTTGGCGAATGGCAAGATCCACGCGCTTATCGGCCATTGGTTCAGATGCTCCGTCGCCCAAGCAACGCCATCGACCATCTCCTCGGAGACGCAGTGACCGAAACGAGCTTTCGCGTCATCGCCGGAACATTCGACGGTGACTTGCAGCCGGTGTTCGACGCGATCGAGGACAAAAGAGCCGATGAGTTTGCCCGCAGCTCCCTGCTGAGCGCCCTGGTTCTGATTGCGCAATTGCACCCCGATCAACGCCCGGCAATCGAAGATTACTTTCGGACCTTTCGCCAGCGCTGCCCCAAGGCATCGACCGATGTTCTCACCGGCTGGATGGACGCCGTTGCCGGTCTCGGGCTTGAAGACATGTCGGAGACTGTGCGCGAGGTTTTCGACAAGGGCCTGATCCCAAAGGACTACTGCGACTTCGGGCACTTCCTTGAGGATTTGGATGCCACCCTCAAAGCCGATGGTTCACCGGCAAACCGCCGTTACCAGGAATCCCTGATCACCGCTGCCATCGACGACCTGTCGAAATGGCACTGCTATTCCGATACTTTCCTCGCTCAGCAGAAGACCCGAAAAGTTGACAACGCTTTGCGCGTGGCCCCATGGACTGAGGCCCTTACAAAGACACCTGACAAACTTGGCCGCAACGATCCCTGTCCCTGCGGCAGCGGCAAGAAGTTCAAGAAATGCTGCCTGCATTGAACCGTCCCCAGCCAACGTGACACTACGTCGCCGAACCTTTCACCTCATGTAGCTTGAGCGCACGGTTCGCCGCTGTGGTCCCGCGCGCCGAGAAGCGGGCGTGGTGTTTCCCGCCCCGTCCCCAGCCATGTCCTCCGCCGTGATCCCGACCTGTGCTTCCAGATCAGTCCACCGCGCATCGGACCAACGGTCAGCGCCCAATATCCAAGCCGCGGCCCTCGCATAGACCCGTGTATCCAGCGCCTCGTTGCGTTCGCGCAGTTTCTGCCATTCGAGCCGGGCAAAGCCGCGTTTAGTGCGCACCGTGATCAGTTGTTCGGCCGTGAATTGCTTCAACCACTCGCCGTCCGCCCAGTTTGGCAGATGGATGGTTCCGGGCGGGCAAAGGTGCCCAGCCTCGATTTCCTCCCGCGTCGGCCGGTCCTGGCGCAAATAGCGATAGGTCTCGGTCTTGAAGGTCGAAGTGGCGACCGTCCAAAGCCGTGCCCCTCGCCGCAGCCGTTTGCCCGCGATGGTCGCGTCCACATAAGTCGGGCCGGTGACCGGGCTCGAGCGGTTGAACCCCTCGACGCCTTTGACTGGGGCCACCTGCGCGAAGCCGACCTGTCGCGACCAGGCATAGACAGCGCTGGTCTCGTAGCCCGTGTCGATCGCGAGTCGTGCCAACGTCATCTTCTGACCGGAAGCATGCACCCATGTCTGGCCGAGCAAATTGGTCAGCTGCTGCCAGCACGCCGGATCGCCGGGCCCACCCTCGATGACCAGGTGATCGATCAGCCAGCTCTCCAGTCCGCGGCCCCAGGCCCAGACATCGACCTCAATGCGATCTTTCTGAACGTCGGCACCGGCTGTCAGGAACAAGCCGCGCTCTGGAACAGTCCCTCCGTCCCAGGTCTCGCGCTGGTCCGCCAAGCGCTGCCAGTCCGGCGCCTCGCCGGTTTCGACCCATGTCTCGCCAAGGATCGTGTTGCGGAAAGCCTTGATCGCCTCGTCCGACCCTTGGGCCGCGTCCCATGCGCGCACGATCCGCTCCCAACTCAGCCAGCCGATCGGCGAATAGAGAGCCGAGAGGTGATAGCCGACAGTGCCAGGATCGGCGGCCGTCGCAGTCGCGCGCCATTCGCCTGCCTCCAGCATCGCCGTCTTGTTGTGTTCGGCGATGGGTGCCTCACAGCCCTCGCAGTGATACTCCGCCGTTTCCGGACGACCCTTCTGCCAGCTCAGCCGCTCGAACTTCAGCCACTGTTCCTGACCGCAGTGCGGGCATGGCACGAAATAACGCCGCTGGTCGCTGGCGTCGTATTCGCGCTCTATTCGGCTCAGCCCCCGAATTGTCGGCGTCGAGACCAGGAAAACCTTGCGCCGATGGGCAAATGTCAGCGACCGCGCTTCGGCCAGCGTGACCGGATCGCCTTCGTCGTCAGCGGAGGCCGGATAGGCATCGACCTCGTCGAGGAAGATATAGCGCGCGGGTGTCGAGCGCAGACCCACGGCCGAGTTCGCTCCGGTCATGATCAGGATGCCGCCCGCAAACTCCTTCGACAGCATGGTGTTGCCCGCGTCGCGGGAGCGGGCCGGTTTGACCCGCTCCCGCAATTCGGGGCTCTCGTCGATCAGCGGATCGATCCGTTGCCTTGAGTTCCGTTTCGCCAGTTCCACCGTTGGTTGGACCGCCAGCATCGGGCCCGGTGCCTGGTGGATGGCAAAGCCGATCCAGTTGTTGCCGGCCTCGGTCGCGCCGACTTGTGCCGCCTTCATGAAGACGATCCGCTGCGTCGGATCGCCGGGTGAAAGTCGATCCATGATTTCGCCCATGTAGGGCGTGCGGGCGGTGCGATACCGACCCGGCTCAGCCGAGGCGCGGCCGGAAA